CCCGTCAGTCGTTCAGGAAACCGGCACTAACTTCGCCACCGGCATTTGCGCTATTACATTCCTTATCCCCCAGTAGCGCTTCTATTCTGACCGCTGGTGGTGGTGAATCCCCAATCAGAACGACAGGGACAAAAACACAAAGGGCTTTAGGGGTAGCTTTGTGCTGAAACGGCTTAAGAAATGCCTCTAATCTCATTTCCTAAACCCACAAAACCACCCCTAAAGCCCTAATCCAAGTGTTTCAGTCCTTGATAGGCAAAACTATATCACATATTTTTTAATTCAGGCCACACAATCCACCAGTTGTTTGGAAACAACGTTTTTCTAGTTACTAATCCATGGCTTTCACGTTCAATGGTCGCGGCCATTATTGTTAAATGACCGTGTGGAATTGCATTGTTATTGCGCCATTGACATACCGCTTGAACTGTTACACCGCATAACTTTGCTACTTTTGCTGGTTTGCCCAATAGGTCAATGATTTGAGCATCATTCATTTATTTTCCTTTTTTTGCTAAATATTGCTTTACTTTTACTAAAGTTTACTTTAAATTTGTAAGTACGGCAATGGTGCCGTGATTGAATAAGGAAATAAAAATGGTTGATGAATTAAGCCAGTTAATGTTGGAACATGAAGAATTCCTAGAAAAAGCTTTGGATGACATGGAATTTAGTACCGAGTATTTAACCCAAGAACAAGTTGATTGCATCCGTCAAGCTTGTGGAAAACCTCGTAATAGCCACGTTAATCCATTGTTACGTGACGTGATTAATGAATTTGGAACAATTTTTGGAAAGTGAAGAAAAAATGATAGTTGCTAAAAGAAACAGTAGCGGTACAACAGAATTTAAGATTGCCCCAGCCGGCAGTTATTTGGCACGTCTATATCGCATTATTGATATTGGCACCCAAACAACAGAATGGATGGGCAAAAAGAAGATGCAACGCAAAATCATCTGTATGTTTGAATTGCACGGTGAAGATAATGACGGCAATCCATTAACAATGGACGATGGTAAGCCATTGGTCGTTTCAAAGCGTTATACGCTATCCCTAGACGAGAAAGCCACATTGCTTAAGGATTTACAAGCATGGCGTGGCAAAGACTTTACACAAGAAGAATTAGATGGTTTTAGCCTAGAAGTATTGCTTGGTAAGTTTTGCATGGTTGCTATTACTCATAGCGAATACCAGGATAAAACTTACGCCAACATTTCTAGCATTAGCCAGGTGCCAGCCGTATTGAAAAAGCTTGGCGAGCCACAAGGTATCAATGAAGCCATGATGTTCTCTATGGACCCATGGGATAAAGAAAAGTTTGAAAAGTTGTCTGAAGGGTTGCAAAACCTGATTAAAAAATCCGCTGAATACAGAAACACTTTTGATACACCAAGTGAATCAAGTTCAGTACCCCACGAATCAGAATTGGATGATATTCCGTTCTAGAAAGGAAATGTATGAAGCCGCTTGTTAAATGTATTTTGACTGACACATATACCCTGAAAACACATCAGGAAATTGGCCACGATGAAGAACGAGAAATAATCGGCTTCAGCATTGAAGATTTGTCGAAATATACACGTGCCATCGTAAGCGAATGTGCTTGCATGGTTCGTGATTCGACTGATAGGAATTTAATCCTTCAACAACTAGGTGAATAAATGAAATGTATTGATTGTAAGTTCTATGCTGGTCAAATAAGTGACCCGTATGGCTTATGTAAACGTTACCCCATTCCACAAAACAAAACCCAGCAAGATTGGTGCGGTGAATTTAGTAACAAATTTGTTATATCGGATGTATCTAGCATAACTATTAATGCTCCAACCGGTAATGTAACGTATGACATTACAACTGACGAATTTAAACCTAAACGTGGAAGAAAACCAAAAAATGCTAGTTAAGGAACGTCAATCGGAAAGTGGCCATTGGTATGACCGGCAAGGTAATCCAGCCTATACCGTGGTCGGTAAAAATGGCAAAGAAAGAGGAACTACGCTACGTGATGCACGTTCCTTAAATCTTTGTCCTAGTGTGACTACAATTTTGGGCGTGGCCGCAAAGCCAGGTCTTGATTTGTGGAAACAACAACAAGTTTTATTAAGTGCGCTGACATTACCTAAAGGCATTGAGGAATCGGAAAACTCATGGCTTGAAAGAGTAATGTTAGATTCCAAACAAACTGGACGGATTGCCGCGGACCGCGGTACGGCTATCCATGCGACCATACAGGCGTTCTTTGAAGGTAACTTGATACCTGAAGCTATGCCAATGTGTAGGCCAGTAGAACAGGCTATTAAAGACTTCTTTGGCGAACAATTATGGTTGCCGGAATTGTCTTTTGCTCACCCTATGGGATTTGGCGGTAAATCTGATTTGATTGCTAAATCGCGGCATGATTTTGCTGGAATCGTACTTGATGTAAAAACTAAAGAAACTACCGACATTAGCAAAGTTGATGTTTATCCCGAACACGGTATGCAATTAGCCGCTTACCGCCAGGGTTTCAATATGCCTACTGCCAGGGCCGCCAATGTATTTGTTGGTTACAAAATGGTTGATGGCGTTATTTGCTTTACTGGCGCCAAAGTTATTGAGCATGACCCAGCCGACATGGACCGTTACTGGCTAATGTTTACAAAACTGTTAGAATTTTGGCAGTTGAAAAACAATCACAAGTAACATTGGGCGAACGTGTAAAGAAACTAGTAGCCCACCTTACATGAGGGAAAGCGAGTGTTTTCATGCTTCACATACATGATTGCAAGTACCTCACCCCTATTAGGGCGTTAAGCCGCCAACGTAGGATGCAGTAATTGGGTAATTTTGCGGCTTTCTGACCCATTGATAGCAACTGCCAAATACGGCCTTGTTGCTTTTTTGCAACTAGGTATAAATCCTAGTAAAAAAGTTGTTGCATGGTAAAGATTTCTTTAGTAAATTACTAATACGGCAACGGTGCCGTGATTAGATAAAGGAATAAATCATGAAAGCAATTGACATTCAGTTAAGCAAAGTTGACCAATTGGGTATGTTAATGGCCCAAATTGCTGACTTGGAAAAACAAGCAGATGCAATCAAAAATGAACTTAAGCAACAAGAAGGCCACATTGAAGGCAATTTGTTCAAAGCTTGCGTTACCCTTTCACAACGTGCGACCGTTGACAATAAAGCCGTATTTGCTGAAGCAAATGTACCAGCAGAACTTATTGCTAAATACACAAAAACAACCGCAGTTATTACTCTTAAAGTAACTGCAAAATAATCAATGACGGGCCATTGACACTATTCGGCAACGGCTATACGAAGCGACTGTTATACAAAAAGACTTTGGCCCGTCACCCAACAAGGAAAACAAATGAAAGAATTTTTATTAGGTGGTTTATTGGGCGCGGCAATTGCCGTATTTTTAGTGGTTGTTTATGGCTTTGAAATAGGGGTGTACCATTTATGAAAGCATTTCCTTGTGGCAATGGCATGAAACCTTATGAATATGGAATGGATTTGCGTGATTATTTTGCAGCATCAGTAGCACCTACTTTGCTTCAAGGATTTACTTGGAATGAAGTTTGCAAAGATAGCGATGAAATGGCTAAAGCTTGTTATGCAATGGCTGATGCAATGATGGAAGCGAGAAAAAATGAAACGAATTGAAGAATTTAAAAAACAGTTTCCTAATGCTCCAAAAGGGGGTACGGCTCAAAAGCTTTGGGAATTAGCCTGGAATACGGCTATACATGAAGCAATTAAAAAGATTGATGATTATTCAAACGGCCATGAACCAACGGCCAGGGCTTATGCAATTAATATTACTGACGAACTTGAGGAAATATTATGAACGAACATATTTGGACGGCCGCTGGAACTGATATTACTATTCGCTGGCGTTTACTTGGCTGGGTGCCACCGTCAGAACTTCAAGAATATCGTGACAAATGGAAATACTATCAAAACCTTCCATTACGTCAATTGGACGACCACGCAAAAGAGCAATACGAACAAGTATTGCGCCGTGCTAAAGTCGCCCGTATTCGTTAATATTTACGCATATTAGGCAATGGGGCTTCCTTTTGGGATTTCCCATGTGCCTTGCTTGCTGGCAATGATTCGTGTTTTTTAAGCTTATCTTCTAAACGATGCAATTCGTTTTCAGTAGATTTTTCATGTTCACGCAAAACAATGTAATGTTCTTTTGGTGAATTACCCAATTTGCCGGTAACTTTAAAATTTGTAGCCATTTTTTATCCTTCCAAGATTTGTAATGCTTGATTAATTTTAGCAATTCTGTCGTTTAAACCCAACACTCCGCCGTTAATTTTTCTAGTAACTTCTTCCCAACCTGACACGTCAGCGGCAGAATTTAATCCTTTTTTATTCCAAAACCATCCAGCCGACATTGCGGCGTTCATTGGCTCTAACAATAGGTCAGGATTGTCCAATAATGGTAGTTTAAGCGCTTGTCCGCAAAAAGCATAGTTATCCTTGCCGGTTAACTGAATAACGCCCCTACCGTGGTATTTCCAGCCGTCCCCATCTTCATTGTTGCCCATTCTTCCGGCATACACTTTGTCAGCAATTTTTTGTGGATTTTGAGCATATTGTTCAGCCACATCAAGACTAGGAAATCTTGAGGGCCATGTACCCATAAGTCCAGCGGCAGAGTAATGAAGGTTCTCTTCCAAAGTTCGAAAGTTGTTTGATTCATGTTGGCATTGTCCTATAAATCCAGCCTGGCGTTTTGGCGTACTAATATCGTATTTTTGAAACACCGCATTTAATGGTTCAAGCCACTTTTGGTCAATTCCAAGGACAGTCAATTGCTCAACGTTCATCAATTTCGCCTATTTTGATGCCGGTAATTAAACCAATAAACCCACCTACAATTGTTTGAAAACTAGGTCCAACAATAGAAAATACAATTTTGTCATCAGTATTTGGGTCAATTACGGCATAAACAAACATAAAAACCATGGCCAAAATAATGGTCACTAATGAATAAGTGGCTACTTTAATAACGTGTTCTTTATGATTCATTTTGTTTCTGCGCTTTCAATAAGCCATTTTTGCAATTCCACCAACATTAGGGTTGTTTGGGAGCAATCTGTAACAAGTTGATTGTAGGCGGTTGTTGCATCAAAGAACTTGGCGGTGTTGGAAATGCCGGACACGTTGCTGGTATTGGGCTGGCGCACCCCGTTAGAATAATACTGACGGAGCAAAGCCAATTTCGCATCATATTCATCTTGTATTCCTTTTGTGACTAATTCGTGTTGCTTTTGGATTGATTCGACTTTTGCTTCTTGTTCCTTGGCGGCAATTTCAACCGACTTTTTGTACTCAATATATCGTGAATACCCCATCCAATAACCGGACCCAAAAATAACAACGCAAATAGCGCCAAGTATGCTAATTTTGACATAATCAATCATCTAAACCCCGATATTCTTGGTGAAAAAACAAAAGTAGCTTGCCATGTTTGCGGTTTAGGATTGACATTAACATCAACCAAACCACGTACATTCCACCCCAAATTAACATAAATACAACGGCTAAACCCAATAGGGGCAATAAACACAAATTGAAATAGTCCATTAGCGTGAACCAAACACCAGCCCGCTTT